TAAGCGACGAACGGCGCTTCTTTAGTGCCCGGATAGAGTTTCTGGCTATTGAACAAATCAATATCTGAGAGAACATGAGCCACTCTCTGACTTTTAGTGCCAAACGCTTTCTAAGGCTTTCTTCTTCTGTTGTTTGATCACTTAGTGTTGGCTGTAGAGGCTCAAGTGGTTCTCTGTCCTGTATCTTTCTTGAGCTCCTGCAAAAGCTTCTTCTCTGTCTTGAGGAGCTTCTTCTGTTTTCTTCTTTCTCATCATTTCTGACGGATTAACTCTCTAGAGTTGTTTTACTCCATTGTTTAAAATTATTATTGGCCTGAGCTCAGAAGGATTGTTAATCGCGTTGAGCACCAATAGAGAGCTTGAGGAGCTGACTTGTTTCATATAGCCTTAAGAAAACTGAATTTGTGAGACCTATCCGTTATCTGACCGAGTCATTTACTGCCCATTTTTGTTCGTCATCTTTCAATTCTGAAACCCATGAATGATCGTGCACCTTGATGGAAGAGAACCGTTCTTTATCCAACACCCTTAGAAGCGAAGGTCAGAGGGAATATAAGTTTTCTCTAAAGGCTATGAGCTCTTGTACGCACGGGAAAGGCAATTCACTGTTCACTGAATCTTGCAATAACTGTATATACATCCTAGGATCTCTTTTCAAAATCTGATTGTGCCCTGTATAGTCCTATTTCATAAAGACTGTTTTTGTGGGGTCGCGGATGATATGCCAGTCAGTTTCATTCTTAACGATCCACTTGGAGCAAAAGTCGAAATCATTCCATTCTCGCACATAGATGTCTTTGTAGCATTATCCCACTCCCACTACGCGGTACATCGAACTATCTCTGGATGACAAAGATCGTACATTCTGAACATATCTTTCAGCGTCTGACCGTTCTAAGAACACTACGCTGTCATCCCCTGCTGCCATGACTTGTATTTTTATGTCTCTAGCGTAGTAATATGCGTATAGAATACTTCAGAGAGTGTTCCCTAGAGTGGTTCGTGAAGGGTGACCTGAAAAAGTGGTTCCTGACAATTTGAAGCTCTGATAATTGACTCCTGAAGTTCTCCCGGGATAACGGATTTTGGTCTTTGTCTTCTCTTAGGTATGGAGAGGGATGACGAGTTCCGACTCAGAGTCACTATAAAACACGTTCAAGTGATAGAAAAGATTGCCCCTTACATCTTCTGGGATATCATAGTGATTGAAGATCTTGAGAAGGATTTGAGCAATGCGATCTCTATATATTCAAAAGAAGACGAAATCTACTGCATGTATGTTTTCCCTGTGTTAGTTAGAGTCGAAGGCTGATCCGTCAAAACTCACTGATACGGGATCTTTGAAGTCTTTACACAGAGATTACACCCTTTCTTTAAGGGTATGGCAATTGTCTTTGTAACTGAACGAGGGGCAGTGTCTCCTGAGGTCTTCAAGAATGAAAGATTGTACATACGTCATCAAGCCGCAGTAATTATCACTGGGAACGAAGATCAATCTAGGTCGCGTGCTGTCCGTTGCAGGATCAGTCGATAAATTGTTCTCACCGTTCTTCACCATTGCAGTAAAATATCCTTTGAAAGTCGAGGCGTGACCTGTCTTAAGCTGTCTACGAATAGTCTCAGCATACTTGAATTTCTTCTCCGGAGTCCAGGTCTTCTTCCTCGCTAGCCACGTGTCCACGTCGATGAAATCTATGGGCCACTCGCTGTGACGTCTGAGCAGCTGATCGAAGTACCTATTTGACGTCTACGATAGAATTGACACCTCATGCTCATCGGGATGTAATCTGGAAGAGAGATGTCTATTGAACACAGCGTATAGCAGGTTGAGGTTACTTTTAGAATCCCACTGGAACTCGGTGTAGAGTTTGCCATTCTCATCTACAACATCGTATCCTGCCTTAGTGACGTTGGTTTTCCTTGCTTTCTACTCGTCAATCTGAGGGATCATTTTCGCCAACAACTTATAGCTTCTTACATTGTGAGTGAGATGCTGGTTCGTCAAACATAGAGGAAAGCAACATTCAAGGCTAGCTGGTTCCGAATTTCCGGCGAGTTGAGGGATGACTGGAGTGAAATTTCAACTTTTGACCCATCGATTCCTGAGGCTTATCTGTTCAAGAGTCAAGCCTTTGAGATTCATTTTTGGAAGAGGTGCCGTTTTGAAGTGTTCTTTATTGTATCTTGTTCCTCTATTCAAATGTTGCTTACAATCATTGACTAGCATATGATCAAGTCTGTGTGAAATTTCGTCAACTTTGTATATGATTTCGAACCAGCTCTTAATCTTGGAGATCTTAAAGAATCGAGACTCCTGTCTAAGAATTTTGGACAACATGTAGTGCTGAGCATCTTCGCTAAGTGTGTCGTACTCAAGAAGTGAATTGTAAATGTGAGAAGAGTAATACTCTTTTGCGTTAGGGTAGCCGAATTATATCAGATGGATAGTGTAGAGATTCATTCAACAGCTGAGCAGATAAAGCACTAGTCTCAAAACAAAATAAAATAAAACTCTACATATACCTGTGCGAGTCCACAAGACAATCAGGATAGGCGTCACATTAGATCGTACATAGTCTTGAAGAGTCTGAGGACAGTTTATGCATTCGACGTACATTTACTTGTACATGGTGACTTCGAATCTCCTAAAATCGACTAAGACATAAATATAGTAGAAGAGCTACAACACGTCCAATGCTATTCTACCCATTCTGATTCCCTCAAATTTGCCTGCCCATTCGAAGCCGGATAAGATACTTGCAAAATACATCATCTGAACGAAACTAATCAACCCGTTGACGAAAGAATGATATGCAAATGTCTCGGACGAGAGCCAGCAGTAACAATGAAAGATATAGTAGAGGATTCCCATAACACAATTCACCATGACTGGGTCAAACATGGGACTTTCATTGGTGACGTGAGTGGCAAGATATTTTCCCTAAATTCACTCTCCGAGCAATACGCTGGCCGCATATTCGACATCTTTGCTTTCCCAGGTGGCTGGCTCATCGTAATCAAAGCACTGTTCAAACTTTGGATACCTGTTCATGAGTTGGTTTCTCGCTCACGTGAGCTAGTTTCCATGGACCTCTGCTAGCATTTGTTCGAAGAAAATTTGCTATCGACTCTTGACTTATGATGCCGAGGCTGCAAGATTGAGCACTTTACACGAATACATCTTGCATAATCCCGCTCCTATGAACACTTGGTGCCAACCGAGATCCAACCTGAACTACTTCTCAGAGACAACTTAAACATTTTAATGGGTGTATGAGTGCCCGGCACTAGACGGGGTAGACTTCACATACTATGTTCCCTCCGCGTCCGAATACACAAAGAAAGAGCCTTCATAATTTGGATATAAATAAAATCCTGGATGAGGTGTGTATTCATTCCCTATAATGAGGTAGTTACCTGGAAGTGATCTAATCTCAGACTATTCAAAGTAATAATGGCTATCATTGAATATGAACAAACTCTCTGTACCGATGAAGTCTGCCATTGTTTGTTCTTTGAACCTCTCATTCATAAGCTCTTGAAGAGTGCCTTTATAAAGTATGGGTATTGGGAGATCTGCTCAAAAGAACCTCTTCTACTCTGGCTCTTTTCCTTCTTCTTCATCGCCCTCACCTTCCTCGCTGTCGGCTCCTGCATCTTCTCGATCTACCATCTCTTGAGCAATATCTTAGTAGAACTTTATAAATCTTTTCATATTGCTCTCCCAATATTGGAGGTCGTAATCGTTGTCGTCTGGTCTAACATAAATTCAAAAGTAATAGCCCTCAAGATCTCAGAGTTTCGCGACCTCTCGAAGTGAATAATTTCCTGACGAGATGTAATCAATTACCTCCTGCTACCAGGTTATGCCGAAATGCTCGTACAGGTTCAGCAGTTTGTCCATCGTAGTGAACTTCGAGCCGACGTCGATTATTTTAGGGGGGAGATTGACCGATGAAAGTCCTCTTACAAGAGTTTTGTCGGCAATGGTCCTGAGAATATTGTGGCCTCCCGAGGTGGTTCTGCTGTTCATGGTCTCGCCAAGCTGAATTTCTAGACCCGCATCTGAGAGAACTTTTGCATACTGAGTTGGTATACTTCTTGGAGCCACGGCTTGCACTTGTCCAGCTATTTTGACGAACTTGGAGAACTTCTTGACTCCGTCCTACAAATTGGAATATGCCTTCTCTGTGTACATATCCAGGATTTGATCTCTAGGGATATTGCATGCTTTGTTCATCTGGATGTGAGTGCCTTTCTTGATTCTCTAGATGATTTGATCGAAGTCTGAAGCATACCAATAAATTTTCTCTTCGTGAAGTTGCAGAATTTGTTCTCCGATCGCTTCTGTCCACAACTTTTTATTGTAGCCGTAAACCCATCCTTACACAAACAATTTGAAGCAAGTGACTTTCTAGGCTTTGCCGGTTATCTATTGGAGGGATTTTAGAAGTTTAAAAGCGGCGAGAGAAGTTTTGCCTAGATGGACAGATGATTTATACTAGATCCCAATATTAATGCCGTTGTTCTTAAAATGATCCTACTAAACTCTAGCATCGTCTAAGAAAGTCTTTATTTCCTTCGGCATTCCGGGGATTCCGAATGAAGTATGAATCTACGGTGCTAAATCGGATCTTATTTGAGCCTCCTCAGGTAATGCGTGGGAGACTGGAATCGTGCTTGACAGTCTTTCCGCCTCATATTTTACTCTGTATACTTTCTTCACAGTGAGTTTGTTTGACTCATGGACCAGCATTGGATCTAGATGTGGATACCTGTTTGATAAGGCATCTCTGTATCTGCTCTCTATCTTCTAGACCTTGTAAAGTAAGGGATGTCCGCTGAAGATGTGTCCAGAGGGGAAACCAAAAGCTATTACTGGAGCTAAACTATCATAGGCGTCCTATTCTTTCTCAGTGAGTGATCCTACCGGGAGAGCTAATAATCTTTGAATCAAGGAGGTGAAAGTTTTCAAATTTGTTCTGAACAGGAGAGTCGGATCTGTGAGCAATCATTGCTGGAAAACGTCAGCTTTCATAATCATCTTGATTCAGTCCGATGGGTTTGCGGTCAAGAGTCATTTTGAGAACATTTTCTTAGGCACTTGAATTCCCAATTTCTTAGACACTCAAGGATTCTCAAAACGAGCGGCTCTTTTCTCTTCTTTTGTCATCTTTTCCTCTTCTTCAGGCTGATACGCCGGTTTTTCTGTTCTCTTGATTCTGAGTTGCGATAATCATTTAACAACTTTGAAGTCGCCAACTTCTGCAGCAGAATCAATTGCGATTTACAGCATGTGAGCCCATGCAAGTTTTGAATGGTCTCCGTTAGCATGGTTCTCATACTGAGTGATCCAACAGCCCGTTACCTCTGGAGCCAGATCAGTGCCGACTAACGATTCAGCGAAGGTGTACATGACATCGCCGAAAACCTCTAAAGGTTTCTCCAGACCCTTCTTGTTAGCATCACTAAATGCCGAAAGCCTTGCGTTGTAGTTTCTTAGAGCTGTTTGGGCATCCATGATTGTTTCTCTTCCGTCAGCTGAATGGTTCCGCATTTGTGTTTCATCTTTTAAGATGCGATCACTGGAGAAAGTGAGAGGTTCAAATGAGTCCCTAATATAAACTTTATTGGCATGTTTAGGGACAATGAGGAAGGCGTGCCACAATCCCTCTGTAATACTTGATGGCACTGCTCTGATAAACGGTGGGCAATTCTCCTGATTGTCAATCTTCTACATCAGCCACTGTATCTGCGGATCCATGTCTAGAAAGAGTTCAGATTGATAATCATACGTGGTCTTCAGCACATCTAGAATTGCTTCAATGTTGACCAAGTCTGTTTTGCCGATGGCGATTTAAAGTCTTTACAGGAGCTACTGCGTTACAGAATGTTCATGAACAAAATCTGGATCCGTGTCTTCACCGTCGATGTGGAATATCTGAGTACAAACAATAGCTTCACTGAAGCAGCCATTCTAGACCCCGGGCATACTGATCAAATAAGCGTATCCAAGATCTATAGCTGGGCCATATCTGTCATTGTATAAGACTGGAATATTCTTGAGGCCCTGCGATTTCCCACCGACATATGAAAAGACTTTCTGGGTGATCATTTTACCGTCTCAGAAAAACGGTTTTGGAAAAACTATTTTCTCTCAATCCCGAATGGCTTGCGCCAAAGCGAGATATTGATCATAGTTTAAGGCTGGCATTTCGT